AGATAAAGTATTAAAAATTAACACAATATTAATTGCAAACATTGACGGCACGAACGCTGCAGATGTTTCTACATTCATTACTAAATCTGGTGGATCACCAATTGCAATTGCAAACACTATTTCAGTACCAGCAGATGCAACATTAAATTTAATTGATAAAAACTCATCATTCTATTTAGAAGAAGGTGATAACATCGAAGCTGGCGCAAGTGCAAACGGCGATTTAACTATTACCATTTCTTACGAAGAAATAGACGACGCATAAGGGGGGACTATAAGCTATGTCTAATGGCGGAATTATAGGACCTTCAATAACAATTGTAAAATCAACAGGTGGAAATACTGTTTCCAAATTTACAAGCCCTGGAACTTTTAATCCAGGAGGATCTGGTACTAAATTATTAGACGTTTTAATCGTTGCTGGAGGCGGCGGAGGTGGTGCAACTAAAGGTGCGCCTAATAATAATGCTTCTGGAGGAGGAGGTGGTGGTGGCGTTTTATTTATACAAAATTTACCTAACATAAACCCTGCACCTCAAAGTGTAACTATTGGAGCAGGTGGAGCAGGAAACGGATCTCCAACTCCAACAAGTGCATACGTATCAAGTGGTGGACCTGGATCTGCTGGAAGTAATTCTGTTTTTGGAAGTTACACAGCTAATGGTGGTGGATATGGAGGTGCAAGTCCAGATGCTTCTCCATCACCTGTTCAAAATGGGGGACCTGGAGGAAATGGCGGCGGTGGCCAAGGAAATGGTGGTCCTACTGCAGGAGCTGGTGGAGCTAGTAGTCAATCTGATGCATCAGGATTTCCTGGTTCTGCTTTAGCAAATGCTGGTGGAAATGGTGGAGCTGAACCTATTGGCAGAGGTGGTGGCGGAGGTGGCGGCGCAGGTGCCGTTGGAACTGACGCTTCAAGTCCAGGTATAGGTGGAGATGGTGGTGTCGGTGTTGATAAAAGTCCATTCTTTCCTGGAACACCTTTCGGCGATAGTGGTTTTGTAGGCGGTGGTGGTGGCGGTGGTAGATACCTACCTGGCACTGCTCCTGCACCACAACCTTCTGGCGGAAATGGTGGTGGAGGAAATGGTGCTTACAACACAGGTGGTCAGCCTGGAGTTTCAGCTATTTTATCTACTGCTGGTGGTGCGAACACTGGCGGTGGTGGTGGCGGCGGAGCACAACAGGGTTCGCCTCCTGCTAGTAATACTGGTGTTAATGGAACATTTGGTTCAGCTGGTGGATCTGGTGTAGTAATGGTAACTCAAGTAAATAGAGTTGTAGCTTCAGGTGTGTGGACAATGAACGACGTTTACAATGAAGTTAAAGCAGGAAATTGGAGTAATTCATTCTAATGGCACATTTTGCAGAAATAAGAACTGATACTAATAAAGTTTTAAGAATAATTGTTATCTCAGATTCTCAGTGTTCTGAAAACGGTGGAGAGAACACCACTGAACTAGAACAATGGGTAAAGAATAATCACGCAAATGATCCTGTTATTGAACAAGAGCTTGGAACATATCCTGAAACTATTTGGAAACAAACATCTTATAATACACATTTAAATCAACATGTAAATGGCGGAACACCTTTAAGAGGAAACTATGCTGGTGTAGGATATAATTATGATTCAGAGAATGATATTTTTTATCCTGATAAACCATTTAATTCTTGGACATTGAATACATCAATTGCTGATTGGCAAGCACCTGTAACTTATCCTTCTGTAGAAACTTATGGCGATGGAGTTCCATATAATATACAATGGGATGAAAATAATTTAAGATGGTTGGGTTATACAAGTGATGAACAAGAGTTTGCTTGGGATCCAGAAATAACAAGTTGGGTAGCAACAGGAAATTAATTATGGCACATTTTGCAGAATTAGATGAAAATAATAAAGTTTTAGATGTCTTAGTTTTTTCAAATGAAGACGTAGATGCTCACGGTGGAGATTTATCCACTGAAGCAGAACAATGGGTACAAGATACTACACCTCATTCAACAGGTGGTGTTGGTTGGAAACAAACTTCTTACAATAACAGTTTTAGAAAACAATATGCTGGTGAAGGTATGGTATATAATTCTAGTTTAGATATGTTTGTTGGAGCTGAACCTAATGGGCCAGGTTGGACATTAGATTCTAATGGTGATTGGCAACCAGGATCTACTTTTCCAACTGAGACAACTTATGAAATTAGTGGAACTACGATGCCCATACAGATATATTGGGATGAAAATTCTTCTACTTGGAAGGGTGTAAAGAAAAAATTAAATGATACTATTCTAACTTGGAATAGTGCAACAAATGTTTGGGAATAATAAATTATGGGTAGATTAATAGGAGCAAATCCAACAATAACTAGAGTAAATAGTTCTACTACAAAAGTAACTAGTACCAATCCAGCTTTCCCAGTAAGTCCTTCTTACTTAACTGCAACTGTAATGGTTGTAGCTGGAGGTGGAGGCGGTGGAATGGGTCACGCTGGAGGTGCTGGAGGCGGCGGTGCTCGTCTTATAGAAAATTTTGATGTAACACCTTTTCACGGAACAACACCTATCACTGTTGGTGGCGGTGGAGCTGGTGCGCCTACAGCAGGTGGACCACCTAATGAAATTACTTTCAGTGGAATAAAAGGCTCTAACTCATCTGCTTTTGGATACTCTGCTACAGGAGGTGGTCGAGGTAGATATAGTGATGATGGTGGAGTTGGCGGAGCTGGGGGTGGAGGAAACCCTGGAGGACCTGGTGGAGCTACTGGTAATGAAGGTGGATATTCACCACCTGAAGGAGCTAACGGTGGACCTGACCAAAGAACGTGGGGTAACGCTGGTGGTGGCGGTGGCGGTGAAAATGGTGTAGTTGGAAGTGGTCCAAGTGGTACTGATAGTATTGGTAGTGTTGTTGGAGGAAACGGTGGTGATGGAACTAATTATGGACCCTATTTTCCTGGTATAACTTTTGGCCCTGGTGGTAATGGATATGTTGCTGGTGGAGGCGGTGGATCGGGTCACCAATCTCCAGCAGGTAATCAAGGTACAGGAGGAAACGGTGGAGGTGGACCTGCTGGCCCAGGAGCAAATGGACAAAATGGAGAAACCAATACTGGCGGAGGTGCTGGATCAGGTAATACTAGTCCAGGAAGCGGTGGCTCTGGTGGATCTGGTTTAGTTGCTGTAAGATTAAATCCTGTGTTTACAGCTAGTAGTATTTGGAGTTTAAAACAAGTTTTTCAAGAAATAAAAGACAATAATTGGGGAGTACCAAGTTAGACATTTTTAAATGAAAGATATAATAATTGTCGGTGGCGGCTCTGCTGGCTGGATGACAGCTGCTACACTAATAAAATTTTTTCCTAACAAAACTATTACATTAATTGAATCACCAAATATTCCAACTGTTGGTGTAGGTGAAAGTACAATTGGTGGAATAAGAGATTGGATTCAATTATTAGAAATAAATGAAGATGATTTTATGAAAGAAACAGATGCTAGTTATAAATTAAGTATTAAGTTTACAGACTTTTATAAAAAAGGTGAAAGCTTTCATTATCCTTTTGGAGAACCAGAGATAGAACATTTAAATGACTGGTGGTTTAAAAAATTTGTATCACCTGATTTATCTCATGAAGACTATGCAGAATGTTATTATCCTCAAATGCAACTTATAAAAACAAATAAATTTAGTAAACAATACGAATACGCTTATCATTTTGATGCAACTAAATTTGGTTTGTGGTTAAAAAATAATTATTGCATACCTAAAGGAGTTAAACACCTACAAGAAGATATTAAAACCATAGAACAAAACGAAGATGGAATAACATCCTTGAACAATAAATATAAAGCAGATTTATATGTAGATTGCACGGGCTTTAAATCTATGTTGTTAGGAGAAACATTAAAAGAGCCTTTTGAATCTTTTGAAGATATGCTTCCAAACAATTCAGCGTGGGCAACTAAAATTAATTACACAGATAAAGAAAAAGAATTAGTGCCGTATACAAACTGCACAGCTTATAACAACGGTTGGATTTGGAATATACCACTTAGAAATAGAATAGGCACAGGTTACGTGTATTCAGATAAATTTGTATCTGATGAAGAAGCATTAAAAGAATTTAAACAATACTTAAATAAAGAAGACTTAGAGTTTAAGAATATAAAAATGAGGGTAGGTATACATAAAAGACTTTGGGTTAAAAATGTATGTGCAATAGGTCTAGCTGCAGGATTTATAGAACCTTTAGAAAGTAATGGATTATTCACTGTTCACGAATTTTTAATAAAGCTAGTTAGAAATATGCAAAGAGATGAGGTATCACAGTGGGACAAGGATAACTTCACTTATCAATGTAAAATTTTGTTCACTGGTTTTTCAGAGTTTGTAGCTCTTCATTATGCTTTATCTCATAGACAAGATACAAAATATTGGAAAAATAACTTTAATAAAACATGGTCAAATAATTTAATAAATTTAAAACCTGTAATGCAAGATGGATTTTTAGCTAATGCAATTAGAAGAAATCAACAGTACCAATATGATGTTCAAGGAGGTTATCATTGCATTGCAGCAGGAATGCATTACGGACCAACAGACATTGTATCTGTTTTAAAAAATAATAAAATTAAAGATATTAATTACTGGATTAATCAATGGAAAAGTGTATCTATAATGTTAGAAAATAAAAAAGATTTATGGAAAAAAGAGGCTTTACAAAATAAAAAAATAATAGATATATTAAAATAATATAAAGATATGAATCTTAAATACAGTTATTGGTTTTTTAAATCTGCATTACCTAGTCATTTTTGTGATAAACTAATTAAATACGGTAATTCTAAACAAGAGCACATTGGACTTACGGGTGGAATAAAATTAGAAGATAAAGAAAATTTAAAAGAACAAGAATTAAATGATTTAAAACAAAAACGTGATTCTAATATTGTTTGGTTAAATGAACAATGGTTATTTAAATATATTCATTATTATGTTCACGTAGCTAATAGAAATTCTGGTTGGAATTTTGAATGGGATTTTTCAGAAAACGCTCAATTTACTAAATATAAATTAAATCAATTTTATGATTGGCATTGTGATAGTTGGCAAGAACCCTATAGTGGTGAAAAAGATGGACCTTTAAGAGGTAAAATTAGAAAACTATCTATAACTTGTTCTTTATCTGATCCTAAAGATTATAAAGGCGGTGAATTTGAATTTAAACTTCAAAACGAAAAAGATGGAAACACTGTTAATAAAATATGTCATGAAATAGTTCCTAGAGGATCTATTGTTGTATTTCCTTCTTTTATTTATCATAGAGTAAAACCAGTGACTGAAGGAAATAGATATTCATTAGTAATGTGGAATTGTGGAAAACCTTGGAAA